ACCTAAAAAGTAATGATAGGTTGAAGCAAGAATCTAATAAAGAACAAGGTTCTGACTTTGTTTGAGTTTTAGTATACTGATATGGCTATATTTGATAAAGTTGATAAAAAAGGTTACATCTGGTTCAAGAAATATTATGGTAAAATGTTTCAAGAATTTAAAGATATAACAAAATTCACTTTACAAATAAATTACCAAAAATTCTACGATATATGTACACCAGAAGAAAAAGACATATTCGATAAATTATGATGAAAAGTTTAACAGAAAGTATTATCCAAAATATTATAATAGAAATATCTGGACATAATATTTTATATATCGGTTTATTGCTTGATGATAAATCAAGAGATAGACTATTAAAGATTACAGAAAGTGTAGTTGGAAACTGTGCAATTAAAGATGCTAAAACATTCTGCCACCATATGACAATTGCTTTTAAAAATAATATAAGCCAAGGTCTTTTGGAGTGGGCACAAGAACACGAAGGGGAAAATTACGAAATGATTGTCAAGAAGATAGGATTAAGTAATAAAGCTTGCGCTATTAGCGTAGAAACAGAATGTCCGTCGCTTAACCAAATAAAACATATTACACTGTTTACGCATAATGGCGGTAAACCAGTAGATAGTAACTATATCGAAGATTGGGATTTCGTCACTCCATTTAAATTAAACGGATATGTAAAAATAGTACGTAAATTTTAATTAATTAACTGAATTAATTTGCATACAATAAAAAAAAATATCTACTTTTGCAAATAAATTATTATACATAATATAGATATGAAAAAAATTAAAGATTTTATTTTATGCATGGTTTCTCCAACCGCATTCATGTTCATGATAGTTTCATTTGTTATATTTTATCTATTGATACAATTCACAATAAAGATAGTTTTATAGTTTTTAAGAAGATATGTATATTAGTTACGAAGAATACAAACGTATTAAAGAAGAATTGTATAGAAGGATGCGTGGTGAACTAACTGAAGAAGAGAAGAGACAGAAAGAAGAAACTGAAAAAGCTGTCAAACGGTTTGATATTGTTTGGGAATTATGATTTTATGATAATATAAATATTTGTAAATAAGAAGATTATAGTTTGCTCACGACATTATTGTCGGTAGCAAATTTAAAGGGGGTTTTCACACCTCCTTTTTCCATATATATCTAAAAAGACCGCAGTCCCATATCTTATATGCACCAATTTCTTTCGTCATTTCACTTTCTGTTAATGATAAAGATAAACCATATTTTTTATGTAATTTACTTTTTCTAAAATTGAATTTATGTAATCTATTCGTAGAACTAACTGACGGCATATAATATCTATAATCTGGTGGTAATGTTTTATCTAACTTAAATCCAAGTAATGTATATAAATTACTATCATACATTAATGTCCATCTTCTATCTGCAAAGGTCTTGATAAATATAGGATTATATGAGTTAATAAAATATTTAAATAACTTTCCGCCAATACCAGAACAATTGTATTGAATATCAGTTGCAAATCTGGTTAAATTCCAAGCATTACCATTCTCTTTCAAAAAAGACATAACACCAACTAATTTCTCATTAAAGAAACAGCCTAAATAAATTGAAGATGAAACGAACCCTTGTATATGGTTATTATTCAAAAATGTTTCCGCTAAATTCTTATCAATCTTATTAATATGACATTTTCTACCGTAAATCTTAGGAAAATCATTATTACATTTAACTATATGCAGAATTTTGTTTAAAACTAAAACTTTATTATTGATAAACTCATCTTCAAAAATTGTTATTAAATTAATTCCTTTATCATTACATCTTTGTAACTTATCAAGATGATATGTCTTATCAACACCGCATAATTCCGAATGCCATCTAATACCATTATATTCTATTGCAATATTTAAAGATGGTATATAAATATCTAATTCTTTTCCGTTAAGTATTTTTCTATCATGTCTAATAATTTCAACAGATAAACGTTCTGCTAAAAAATTATATATTTCATCTTCTGATTTTGAAGCTAAATTAGCACATTTAGGACAACCACTTCCTCTTAAATGATTACGTGGGTCTTGAGTGAATAAACCATGTGTATGACAAATAATATTTACTAAATTTTTTCTATTGATATATCCAATATTTTCATAAGAATACTTACCGTCATGAATAATATTAGCTTGATTAATAAAATCGCCCGTCCTATTTAACAAAGTTAATTTACTTTTTTCAACTTCATTTGATTTATTATTTTCAAACTTGCATAACGGACAACCATGACCTTTTAAATGTAAAATTGGTAATTGAGAGAAAACGCCATGTTGTTTGCAAATAATATCAATCTTAGTTTTTGCATTAACATAATTAACTTTTGAATAGTCATACTTATCTCCATGAACAAGTTTAGCTTCTTTTATCCATGATTCAGTATTATAAGTTTTACAAAACTTACTATAACAAGAACAACCATGTCCAGCTAAATGGCTATTAGGAAGTTGATATAATACATTACCGCAATTCTTACATATTATTTTAACCTTTGTTTTAGCATCCTTATAACATGTTTCCGAATAATCATACTTATCTCCATGAACAGAAATTGCTTCAGAAATAAAATCTTCTGTTGTTTTTTTCTTTCTTCCACCAGTATGAATCGAAACAGTAGAAGTGTTTCTTACCTGTTCTTTATCACCTTGTTTACCTGTTTTCTTCATAAGAATAGAATTATTCAACAGAATAGTTTTAACTTTAAGTTTTCCAATATGAAATTTATCTGCGATATAATTCACACCATGATTTGTTGATGTATATATATTACAAATTTCTTTTTCTTGTTCGGATGTTAAAGTAATCTTTTTCATAAATGCAAAGATACAAATAAAAAATAAAAGAGACAAAAAAAGAGAGGAACTTTTAATTCCTCTCTTAATATTTAGTAAACCTTTCGGCTTAGCGGAACTCAGAAATTGGCCAGTGTACGAGACCGTCAACACGAATGTGACCGTAGTAACGGTTGTTAACCATCTTCTTAGCATAACGGGTCATGATACCCTTAACAGGTGCAAAGTTGAATGGGTTAAACATTGTAGGCGTTAAACTCATTGGTACATATGGTGCATAAATGTAACCAGTGTCAAGCAATGACTTACCCTTATGACCGATTATGATACTCCAGTGAGGTGCATATGGGTCACGATATACCTGATAACGACCGCTCAAAGCACCGATGCGCTCGATACCCATGTTGTACTGGTCAGATTCAGCACTTGCGTCTGAAACGTGGAAGTACTCAAGGTTGTCGAAGAGTGCAGAAATCTCAGAAGAAACTACGATAAAGTTAGCACCACCACGAAGTGTTGACTTGTGAATCTGTGCAGAAATCTGATTTACCTTAGTCATCAACTCCTGATTCCAGTCTTTCTGTGTATAGTTAGTTGAGAATGCAGCCATACGTCTCCAACCATTAACATCCCAACGTGCCTGCCAAGGTGCACCCTTACGGAGGTCACGAAGAATCTCACGGTCAATCTCAGCAGCAATCTGCTCTGAAAGAATAGCTGTCAACTCAGCCTCAGCATCAATATTGTGGAATGCAGAAACGTCCTGTGCCAACTCTGGAGACCATGTTGCACGGAGTTTACGCTCCTCAACTGATACAGTAACTGCATCCATCTTGAATGAAACCTCACCAATCTCAGTCTCGAGTTCGAGTGAATCATACTGTGCCCAAGCTACCTTGAAAAGTGCAGCCATGTTCTGCTTGGTTGTTTCCTCGTTAGTAGCGTCTACAGCAGCTGTTAACTGGTCAGCATCAACACCTACATAACCATCAATTGTACCTGCCTGCTGTGCACATGTCTTAGCAAGGTCAAGCTCGATGTACATCTTACCCTCTGCATCACAGAGTGAACCGTACTCTACAATACCCTTACCATACTTCTGCGTAGCTACACGGAAAGGAACTGACTCATACTTCTTGAAAGCTGCAGTCTGTACATTACCACCAGCAATCTGCTGAGAAGCAATCTCCTTCATTGTGATAACTTTAAGAGATGCAAGGAAGCCCTCTGTATCCATTTCATTACCATCAGGACCAGTTAAACGACCAGCGTTGAATGCTGAGAAACCGTCAATCTGGAGAATGACGTTACGGATTGTACCATCAAAACCACTTCTCTCATAATCTTTAAGGTCTGTACCTGTGAATGGACGCATACCTGCTGCAGTACGAACTACAGGAAGTGCATTACCAACCTTAAGTGTTACCTTACCCTTAGAGTTATCATATAGGAAGTCATTGTAGAACAAGTCATAAAGAGACTTCTCGAAGTATTCAGTTACCTCTGGACCAGCCTGACGAAGTGCCTCAACACCAAGTTTCTTTGCCTGTGCTGCTGCAAGTGCATTTGCATAAGTAGTACCATCTTTTGGTTCCTGACCCAACTGTGGTACGTACCACTTCTCTTTATCTAAATCTTTTACAACCTCATCTGGTAAGTAGTAACGTGGTTCAACACGACCTTCTTTATTGCGATTAACACGGTCATAGCCCATAAGACCTGTATGACGTCCAGTAGTACCATCAACGATGTCTGCTGGGTCATGTTGCTGAGCATCTGGGTACATAAACTCTCTCTGTGATGTTACAGGAAGCAAGAAGAATAGCTTACCTACTGGGAGGTTCATAGCCTGAACTGATACAACATCGTTAGCAAGTAACTTGCTGAATACACGACGAATAATTGGGAATACTACAGTCTCAAATGAACCAGAGTTATCTGAAGCAGTAGCCTCGCTAATAAGGTGCTTAGCCTCATTTTCATACAACGTAGCAACATTCTCTTTGATTGCACCCTCAAGACCCTCTGTAAAGCCGAGTGAGTCCCAACGCTTCTGAATGTCTTCACGTATCTTCTTTTGCATGTTCAGCTCGATATTGCCGACCTGACCGCTTGTTAAAAATTCTTTCATCAGTTAAATGAATTATTAATAATTATTTAATTTATTTCTTTGAATAGAGTTTGAAATAATCAAAAGATTAAATCTTTATGAGTAAAACTCAATGGGATAACTCATCATCCTCAGATTATATATTTGATTTTATACTCTACTTAATCTATGCATTAAATCAAGAGATTCCAAAAGGTCTGCTGACTTATAAATTGGTGTCTCATTAATCTGCTTAGAACTTGTTGCACTGATATTAGCTGACTCTGTGATATTCATCTTGTTAGCCTTTTTCAAGTTACGAGAAATATTCTCATACAAGTTCTTAGATTGTTCGATTGTTTTTGCCTCCTTGCCAAATCGTGCAATGATTTCCTTTTTCTCATCTTGAGATGTTGTATTTTCAGAAATCAACTTAATAATTTGTCCAAGGTTGACATTTGTAACTGCTGCTTCCTGCAGAACTTTCTTGAACTTAACAAGAGTTTTCTTAAGTTCTTTATTCTCGTTGAAAATCTTATTAGCTTTACGAATAATTGATTCGTTAGTTTCACGAGATTCAGATTCTGCGCTGTAACGTGGTACAACAGTACCTTTACCAGAGTTACGGGCTTTTCTACCACTTGAATTAGGTACATGAGATTTTGAAGTAGAATTTTGCTGAACGAATCCACCTACATTTGTAGCTTCTTCAATATCATCAGCATAAACTTCAAAAATTGTTTCCTCTTTAGATTTTTTACAACCCTCTGCAAATGGCTGATTCTCTGGTTTACTATTCTTTTTACCAGACCAAGGTTTCTCTGAACCTTTAGATTTAAGTCCCTTAGAACCCCAATCTTTAGAATCCTTTTCGTCTGCAACAGGAAGACCTTTAGTATCAAGGACATTATTCTTTTGGTAATCGTCAGTATAACCTACATGTGAATCATACTCATTTAAAGCAAGTTCATAGATAGTTTCATTTGACTCATTTACTCCAGAATCATCACCCATGTCAATAAGGTATTCAGCGCCAGTCTCATTATCTTTAAGACTAACCTTGTTATCATCACCCTTATTAACCATAACCTGGTCATCGTCAGACAGCAATTTGTAAACTTTTACGATTTCATCGTCATCCGCTTCTGAGAAGTCATACTCATCATCTCCGACTTTATACTTTTCAAATGATGCCCATTCGTCACCATCTCCATCTGTACCGTTTTCAACTTTCTCAACTTCAGTGTCATCACCCTCTGGTGTTACAGTAACATCTACAGTTGTATCGTCATCATCGGTATCAGAAGAACTTTCTGTGTCATCCTCAACTTGAGTTTCCTCAGTATCAGAATCATCCTCAGCATCATCTGCTGTCAGAGCTGCAGTATCTTCCACTTCCTCTTTATCATACTCATCCTCATCTTCCTCAGCGAGGATTCTTGCGTATGTATCACGTACTGTTTCAGAAAGAATATCCTTCACAGCATTTTCCGTATTTTCTTTCAGAGTTTGTGCAAGATTGTTATAACTCTCTAAAGAGTCTTTAACAGCTTTGCCTCTAATGTTATTAGTTTTCTTCATTCTATCAAAACGAAATTAATACGTTATTTTTATTATAAATATATCAATCTTTTTAAAAAATATCTGTAAAGTAAGGTATTACATACAATAAAAGTGAATTTTAATGTATATTTTTCTTTTTCAGTTAAATTTAAAAAAAAACTTCTATTATAAATATTCTATTATTAACAAATAAATTAAGAGATGATTATAATATTTATTATTATATTATTAAATAATGTAAATTATGAATAAGAAGACAGAATTAGTTGAAATTAAAAAAGACAAAACAGGAACAGGTCTATTGATAGAACAAGATGGTTTTGTACAATTAAATAAAAAAGATTTCACAAAAACAGTTAATGAAAGTAAAGATGGAAATGAATGGCACTGTCCTTATCCTTTCATTGTAGATGCTGTATTTCAAAAATATGACATCAAGAATGCTAATGGAAGAATTTATCCAGAAAAAGTACTAAAGAAACAAGTAGAAATATATCAGAAAAAAATAGAGGAACATCGTGCGTATGGAGAATGTAATCACCCTACTGAAAGTACTATCGACCTTGGTCGTATATCTCATAATATTATAGAATTACATTGGGAAGGTCATACTCTTGTAGGAAAAATGGAGTTAAATATAACTGAAGGTTTCCGTAGACATGGTATGTGTACGTCTTTTGGTGATACTATTGCAAATATGTTGCTTAACGGATATAAACTTGGTGTATCATCAAGAGGTGTTGGTTCTGTTGAGGAAAAACTCGGACAATATATAGTTGGTGATGATTTTGAATTAATTTGCTGGGATGTAGTTTCAGACCCTTCAACACCTATGGCATATATTTCTACAGATGGTCCTGAAGGATTAGAAACTTATATTGAGAGTAAAAATAATAATCCTCTCAATAAAAAGATTGTTTCAGAAAAGATTAATAGAATCAATAAAATATTATCAGAGTAATTTATGAAAAAAATTGTTTTAACTGAAATTCAATTATCTAATCTTTCTAAACATATTTTGCAAGAAAGAACTTTCCAAGATATGTATTATGATTATACCGAAAATTTTGATGTAGAAAATGTATTTCAGAATTTCTTAGATAATCCTAATGGAGTACAGTCATGGACACCGCTGATTGATGCAAATTCTTACAAACAAGCATTGCAAGAATTTACTAAATATGGGCAATTTATTAACTTCCCAACAAAACTTCTTTATCAGTGGGTAGGTATTTTGTTAAGAAATACAATGCAGTTAGATTATAATACAATTTTAGCTGGTCATACACAAGCTAATCCATATGTATATCTTTCTGAAGAGTTTAATTACCGTGTTGAAGAATTAGGAGAAACAGAATTAAATGGTGTGGATATTACAGATATAGATAGACATAATATATTTGACAAACTTGAAGAAATGGGTCTATATGATTGGATGAAACTACCAGACGGTTCTGATGCATGGAGCGATTATGGTTTAGAGCCTATCTATAAACATCTGAAAGAATATGACTCATCAATGCCACCAGAGAAAGTAATAGTTTTAATAAATAAAGTTCTTGATGTTTATCATCAAAGAGGTGACTTAGCTTCGGCATTTATTGAAGGTGGTAGAAATACTTTAAGTCAAATATCTAACACATAACACAAAAAAATAGCGAGACAAATACATCTCGCTATTTTTTATTCTTCATTAAAATTTTCTTCGTCGTCATCATCTTCTCCGAATGGTTCATAGTTATTTAGAACATCATCAAATTTTTCGTCATTTTCAATAACTTCTTTAACTACATTCTTAACCAATCTCTGTAATTTATTTTCAGACAATCTAACTATTCTTTTTGTCATAATCTATTTTAATTTTGAAACAGAAAAATCATTATTTTCTAAACATTCTACAAAGTTATCAGATACGTTACCAATGCATTCAGAAAGTTCGTTGTTTAAATCTTTCAAATTAACACAATCTACCTGCTTTGCAAAAATATCAAATGAAAGAAACTTCTTATGACCGTACTTCATAGCACTTGGATTTATATCAAATTCAAAAATCATTCCTCTCTCGAATTTTCCAGTTGATATAAGTCTATTTTTAAATTCTTTTTTGTATTTGTTAAGAATAAAAGACATAGCATCATCATAATTTCCCTCATACATAGGAGTAATCCATGTTCTTCCATTAATATATACAACTTTCGGATTTTCCCTATTCATTGTGCCATATTTCAATGTAACCTTGTCAGAAACATTTAATTTAATCTCTTTGACCATCTTTTTCATAAACAATATCCCTTTATTAAAAAGTAAAGTAAAAAATAAGAAAGTCAAATGAGATTTTAATCTTTGTCTTTTAACACATCGCAAATTTCTATCAGTTTAGCCAAATCACGGACTATTGTTTCAGAAGAATACTGCATTCCCTGTATTTGTTCCTCTAAGTGTTTTAAGTTATCTAATTCTTCAGAATCCTCTGTAACTGATAACAATTTACCAATCTCCGTTAAACTTTCATTCTTAAACTTATCTAACAACTTTTCACGCTTGGTATCAGCATCCTTATTACGTATATTAGTTATATCCATAACAAGGCTTCTTTCGTCTTCATTAAGTTTATCTTTAAAAGTATTGTTGAAGTTATTAAACATTTCATCCAAATCAATCTTATCTGGATTAGTCGCACGATGTTCGTTAATGTAGTTACTAACAGTCATTAAACTATCAGACAATTTATTAATATTAGATAAGTTCTCACGTTTAGTTAATAAAGTATTACAACTCTCAAAGAAACGTCTTTTTTCAGAAGATAATTTATCAGAAGGATATATTTCGTTATCCTTCAAAATCTTAGCTAATTTCGCATTTGATTCTTTAATTGTCTTTTTATCCAGTTTACCCTCAGTGAGGTTCAATGCAGTTCTTACAAAAGATGTACTGTCTGTAACACCATTATAACCACGTAAAGCATTATAAAATTGGAATTGAGAAAGTAAGTTCTTATCTTCTTTAATGGTACGCATAACACGTCCAACCAGTTTTCTATCTTTCTTAAATAATTCTGGAAGTTCACTTTCAAAAATATGATTTAAAATACCAAAATTATTACCTTTATACTCATTTTCCATTTTCTGCTGTTTCAAAGCTACAGATACAGTATCTTCAAATAATTCCACAGCATGATTATAAGTTTCAAAATCCTTTTTATCTAAAGATTCCTTTATAATTTTTATAAAATTATCTACCTTTTTATTGTATTCTGATTTTTTCATTTGTATAACATGTTTTACCTAAATAAATAGTATAAATAAACAAAAAGATGATGCTATAAAAACATCATCTTTTTAAAAACTATTCGTTATCCTTTACTAAATCATCCAAAGAAGATATCATCTTATCAAATTCTTCATTAATCAATAAAGATTTATCATAGATATTTGCTCTTTCATAAGAAATCTCTTCAGCCTTCTTTTCCTTTCTATCAATACAATTAAGATATTCTTCAAATAGTGTATCTAATTTTTTATCACTATTTTTCTTCATAGCCTTTAATGTATTTTCAGTAATAAGAGGTTTTTTCTTATTTACAGATTCCATTGGGGCACCGCCTGCTTCTGGACCGCTACTTCCTGGTGTTTCACCTCCTGGAGGCGCACCAGCATCACCACCCATATCTCCTGTAGGCATTGAACCTTCTTCTCCTCCGATATCACCCATATCATCAGAACCAGGTGCACCGAGTGAATCAAGACCTCCACCGAAGTCTCCTCCACCACCCATAGAGCCACCGCCCATACCACCGTCAGGTCCGCCTTGTTGTGGTTGGTCATCCATGTATTCTGCTCCTGGTTCTCCGTATATTCTATCAACAGTATCAAACAAACCAGTACGTTTAATGATTTGGGTTGTCTTTTCGAGTTCCGCAGAAATACCTTTCTCAAGACGTATCTCTTCAAGGTTTTCTTTAATTTCTTTATCGGACCACTTCATAATTGTCTTTAATGCCTTTGCTTGAGACATAACAGGAATACCACCACCAGGGTCTGATACAGCATCTCTAACAGCAGTAATCTTCTTCTCTATATTATCAATCTCAAGAGATTCTGCTTGAGTTGAAGGATTATTCATTGTAAGAGAGAAATTAGTTAACTCATCACTAAAACCAAGTAGGAATAAGTGAATAGATGCTACCTTAGTTAACTCCATTAAGAACGCCTGCTGAACTCTATTAACCGTTCTCGTGAAACGTATATCCATTAAAGCAAGGTTCTTTCCGTCACCAGCAGTCTCTTCAAAATTAAGGAATGTCTTAGGTATTCTTAACGCTGTTAGAACTTTATTCTGAACAAACTTGATATCATCCATTGCTGTTAAATTTTGTGCTGCTGATAATGTATCAATAGGAGTTGGTGCATTCTGGTCTCTTACAGGGATGAAGATATCTTGGTCCGTTGCCAAAATGTTCTTTCTTAAATCAACTTGACCAGTCATCGGGTCTATGATAGGTGTTCTCTTGAAATTATTAGCAATTTCCTCAACATAAGCAGGTACGTCAGCATCATCAATAGCACCAACGAATATCTTATATACACGTCTTTCGATAGAACGTTCAAGACGATAAATAAGCATCATATCTTCCATTAAACTAAGCATGCGCCAATGTCTACGTGCTGAATTTAGATAAGAAACTCCATAAGGAAGATACATAGAATTTGTCAATAATCTAAAATGTGCTATCTGCCAATCTCTGAATGGTACTTGTGATTGACTATCATCTAACCAAACGAATTTAGTAGACATGTCAGAATTGGTATCTGTATTGTTAGCTGCAACAGTAGAATATCCTGTTGAATATGGATTAGTAATACCGTTTTCTATACGTTCAACATTAAATACTGGTAAACGTTTCCATCCTTTAACACCTAATTTATGGTCTATATCAAGCATCATGTAATCATTACCATATTTACACATACCACGTATAACCATTTGTGCTGTTAATTGTAGGTTTAATCTATTGGTAAATAAATCTTCAAGAATACTTTTCACTCTATCTGATTTAGAATACACATTTACTATATTTCCTGTATCTGACGGTAAACAGCTTTCCTCAGAAACGATATCAAGTGCAGCACCTATCTCTGGAAATGAGTCCATCAAATCTGCATCACGATACATCAACTTAACATTATTAAGTCCTGAGTAAGCACTTACATTTAAATCAACGTTAGCTTTAACCCATCTATTTTCAAGATATTTATTCTGTTGTAATTCTAATTTTACTTTCTCATAATTATCTTTATCGTTGGTTTGGTATATAACACTATTACCAGACATATCATAGTTATTGATATGCCTTGCCATTGTGTCCTGTGTATTCCAGTTACCAGTTATAGCTTTATCTAATTGTTGAAAAACAGTTAATTTATTAGCCATATAAATTTTTATTAAAAAATAACATTTTTAGTTGATTTCTAAATAGTTTCATCTATTTCATACCACTAAATAACCACATATAAGTTCCGCCTATATGTTTATTCGGTTTTGATGATAAAGAATTACTATTCATCATAGGAAGACCCGATTTAGGTGTAACAGGTTGACTGTATCTTATAGCTGGTCTTCTAATATTAGTTCCATTTGTCATCCTATAAGAACTTAATATTGCTTCGTCTTTACGTTTAGCAGCTTCTATTTTACTAAGAGAAAACTGCATTACAAATAGAGCCATTGCAAGACATGTAATTGTGTCATCATGTGCACCTTCCATGTGGTCCATACGTCCAGTTTCGCCTTTAAAAATCCATGTATCAAGTTCATTAATAACACGTGCAGAACGTATTTTAAATTCGTTGTTTCTAACAAGTCCTGCAAAGTTAGCAAGTACAGGATATCTATTTCCTTGGAAGTGAAAACCAGGCAATCTATTCATATAATTACCATCTGACATAGATTGATTTTGCATTGTGTATGTCTTCTGAGAAGAGTCATCATAATGTAGGTTAGTATAACCAAGGTTCAACATTGTTAAAATAGCAGCATCTCCTTGACCACCAGTACAATCTACTACAACATAAGCATTATTATATTGCTTGGCATAATAAACCGCCATAGAACCAATATCGTCGCCTAACTTCTTTCCGACATATTCCATTACTTGTTCTATGATTGGTTGACCGTTTTCATCACGTCCATCCATATCTATAACCTCTATAGCAGTTCTATCGGCAGACACACCTCGTGATGGGTCAATTCCTAATATATATCTATGACCAGGAATAGGTGCTTTCCAATACCAAGTATCATCAACCATTGGGTCTTTTAAATCTGGAAGGGGGTCTCTAACATTAATACGGTTCTGTAATTCTACAAATTCACTTGCAACAACGTTATTAGCAGAACCAAGAAATGACACATCAAGCTCTTGGGCTATTTTCATGGAATCATTATTGAAAGATTGACACATTGTTTCATACCAAGGAGAAGTTGGTTTCCAACCGTCTTGTTCCAATTTACGCCATCTTTCTTCGTTGTATTCTATCCTTCCAGTATCATCTAATATTTCTTCTACAATCCATTTCTTTTCTCCAGTTTCAACATCCTTTTTATACCACTTCAAATGTCTATTATAACGCAAATCTTGATACCACTTAAATTCAACTGCATTATAGTTATTCTCATGGCTTAATGCTTGACGATAAGTATTGTAATATAATTCATCTTTACCATTAGGTGTTGAAACCATTATTATCTTTGATTTATCACCATAAGATGATGTGGCAGCAACCGCTGAAGAATAAACGGCTGGACCATTCTCAATAAAGGCTGCCTCGTCAAAAATCAATATCGAAACAGCTGAGATACCACGTGCAGCATTTTCTCCAGAAGACCTTGCGTATACAGAACATCCATTAAATAATTGTAATTCTGATTTACTATTTTTGGTGAAAATATCTTTTTTATTTTTCTCTGATTTTGGGTCTGGAGAATAATATTCGTCACCCCAATACCATCGTGGAACTTGCATCAAAAACTCTCTGATTTTTGTAACCAATTGGTTCGCAAGGTCAAGTTTGTTACCAATACACAAAATGGTTTCTGGTTTATCAGAATCAGCTAATGCAATTTGCGCACATATCCATGCCGAAGAAACAGTAGTAATACCTGCCTGACGGTGTTTAATAGCTATAGAAGCCTTATGGTCAGCAAGACTATGTAAGAATGCTTTCTGTCTTGGAAATAATAGAAATTGTGACTTCTTACCAACATTCGCATTAAATGTTGATAGGTATTTTTCAATAAAATAAATCCTCGACTTATCAGCATAACTTCTTGCGTATTCTTCAGCAATAGTTTGTATATCTATCATAACATTTAATTTTCTTTATTATCTTCTATAATTCCGCTTTCGTTTTCTTTACTATCAATATTAAATGTATCAAGTTCAGCAGGTGAAAAATAACTATCATTTATAATATAACTATCAGACTGTTTTGTATCTATATCTTTTCTAAATCTTTGATAATCAATATTATGCAATACAGAATCTGTTAAACTATTAATATATCTTCTACCAAGTTTAGTCGGTGTAAGAATTTCTTTCATAATTTTATTAAACTCTTCAGGCGTATTTTCACATAATTTCATGAAAATGAAAGGAACTACGTCAGTATCATATCCATTCATTAATGAATATAATCTATCCCATAAACCAACACCAAGTCGCATGTCCCATGGTTCAGCTTTGATAAAATCAGCTTTGCGTAAAATATAATTTGCTTTCTTTCTATCTTTTGGTAAACCATGTGAAGATACGAGTTCAAAAATACCACGTATAGTTTCACGTAAAAGTAAAGGGAAATTAAGTGCTTGAACTGTTATAATAGGTCTTTCTGACTTTCCGCCTAATTTAACAGAAACATAAGAACCTTGATTTGTATTACCGTCTATTATTTTATCGTTTTTAACAAATGCCAGATAATCACCTAAATCCATTAATTCTTTATATAGAGTAATTAACTCTTCATCAATATTATCAAAATAATCATCTGATATAAAACTTAAATTAGATAACCTAATACTTGCGCCTTGAATTAAAGAATCAATAACTCTTCTTTTAGATATTTCATTATCTATTTCATCTTTCTCTAATACATCTTCAAACTCATATTTATTATTTTCATCATCCTCTTCAGGTGTTAATCTTGCATTTTCTGAATCAACCTTATCAACTATATTTAACGAAAAATTAATAGAGTTTTTAGGAATAGAGAATAAATCACAAACAATATTATGACATACTTTTTCTAAATGATTACGTAAAGGTTCTTCTAAATCTCTAATTTTCAATAAACATTTAATAGCTCTATCTGATAACACATCAATATCATTAATATTATAACCATATTTTTGAAGTGTATCAGAAACTTCATTAAAACGTTTTTTAGCTATAATATAATCAAATGGATATATATCATCAGAAGGAAATACAGCATTATTTCCTAAATATGTCTTATGTGAAGAAAGAACTTTATATAAAAAAGATGGTAATTTACTTATAACCCTTTCCTTAATAACATTAATTTTATCTTCTGTTAAATATATTCGTCTCATTACAACAATTTTAAAAATTCATCCAAATCCTTTTTATTAAAAGGCACAGAATTATTTCTCATTTCTACTAATTTACCATTTCTTCGATATGAAGAATTTTGCATATTACCAGTAGGAGTTGAACCTTTTGGCGTAACAACTGTATTCAACTGTGATGTTTTACTATTGTATGCAACTATTTTAGCATCTTTCTTAGACGGGTCTTTAGCTGCATCAGTCACCTGTTTTACAGCTTCAGCCTTATTTGATACATCAACATTAATTTGTTGTCCCTCTCCTGAATTTGTATTTTGCTGTCCATCAACTTGGTTAGGTTGAAAAGATACATTATTTACATTATGATTCTGATTAAGAGTAGACGCAGCATTATTAACAGCATCAGTTGGTGTTTTTGCTGAATTACTAATTGAAGCCGAAACTCCACCAGTATTAGTTACTTCTTTAATTTGAATATCTTTTTTAGAAAATGCGATACCTTCGTGTAATATGCCATTTATTTTAGTATAAACTCTCATAATAGACTTAAACTTTAATTATAAATATATAATTAGTGATATAAAAAAAGAGGAAGCGCAAACTTCCTCTTTAGACCAGTTAACAAAGTGCCATTTTTTTAAAAAGGTGACGAAAAAGGATTTTCATCATCAATATACGTCTTATCTAATTTCTTCTCTTGACGTGTATTTTTTCTTTCGTCATTAACGTTGAAATATTCTTGTAGTGTTTCTGCAATGAGATTATCTATATAATTCCTTGACTCCATTGTCATATCATCATTATCACCCTCTGGTGTTTCCTCATTCTCATTATCGTTATTTTCATCTTCATCAGACTTTTTATCATCACTACTTTTCATCTTCTCAGACCACTTATCAACGTCATCGTCACCAACATTTTCATTCTTGCCCACCGCTGGGGCTAACATACCCATGACATAATCCACAGTTTCCTCTGAAGCATCTGGCAAAATATAGCTTAACTCACCAGCAGCCTTTTGTGCTTTATTATCAACACCATTAGAGTCTGGTGCATTTGCTTCATCATTATCATCTGCTGGATTATCACCTCCGTTTACGTCATCAGACATAGGGTCATTACCCATATCAAACCCACTTGGTTCATTCATCTGTGGCGGAATAGGCGATGGTGCTGGCTGCTGACCTAAATCAACACCCATACCACCAGGCACCTTTAGTTTTGTTGGTCTACTTTCGATTAGATTTTTTTTTTAAATTACGTAGATTTCTACGAATTGACTCTGCAATTGAATTTTCAACTGTCTTTACATCTAAATCAAATGGTGCACCACTACCGATATTAGTTGCGTATGGTGTGTCATTTTTAGCCGACTCATCATTCATGTCATAATAGCCATCAAACTCTTGATGATTCTTAGTTGGTGTAGTCATTGGCTGCTTTCTGAAGCATGGATGCTTACCAAACTCATCAAGTGCATTCATGTTACCATTAGGAACACGATTAGCATTAGAGAAAGGCTTCATACCACCTTCATTCATGCGACGTTTAGCTTTCTTGAATGCTCTTGTTTCAAAAATCTGATAACCTTTACGCTTCTTTGACTCCATAGGCATTTCGTCTTCCTCATCATCGAAATCGTCATCCTCAATACCGTCACCAAACTCATCCTCAGTTTCATCATCATCTGAATATAAGTCGTCATCATCCTCAAACTCCTCAGTATCAAAGTCGTTAGTATCAATACCTAATTTCTGTGCGATTTGTTCAAGAGTATCTTCCATTGCCTCTACACGTGTAGACAAGTCATCTTCATCAAACTCTTCCTCATCATCGAAATCATCTTCCTCGTCATCCTCGAAGTCATCACCCTCAGCATCAAATGCACCGTCTTCAACATCCTCATCGCCAACAACATCCTCAGCGTTATCTAATTCAGTATCAGCTTCGTTATCTTCAACATCATCAGAAACCTCTGGGTCCTCTTCTGGAATTTCATCAAGTCCCTCATTTACATTAGTTTCTTTGTCGAATGGTGCAGAATCACCAACATTGTTAACTCCAACATTAGGGGTATTCTGATTCTCAGAATCATGCATTGCAACACCTTCCTCTACAGTTTCCTCATCAAAAGGAGCTGAATCACCAACCTCAGTACCATGAGATTTATCCATATATGTATCATCCATGTTGCCCTTTGCATCCTGACCTGTCTGGTGCCAAGCTAAAGGCTCAGCAGACTCTTTAACTGCCTTGTAATCATTTGCATCTTTAGCCTTACCTGTTTGGTGCTTAGATTTACGGAAGCTATCTTTAGGATTAACATCCTTTAAATTCTCATATCCTTCAATGTTAGCTGATTTTGCAGCGTCCTCATCCTTGCATTCTTTTGAACCACAAACACCGCATGAGCTATCACTCTCCATAGTCATTGACTGAGGTTTAGATTCATTAATACAAGCAGCATTATACATAATCTGACGTTCACGAAGAATCTCCTTGCGCATTTTCTCAGTTGATTCAAGAGTAAGGTTTTCTTTCTTGTCAGGATTCCAAGACTCAATCATGATATTCTTACCGTTTGCATATGCCTCACGAATTGACATCATTTTAAGGTCAAAATTCTTCTGTGCAGCAGCAAAACTTGAATATTCGTTATCTTTTCTGTTTTTAAAACCACCAATATAGTTGAAGTCCTCTTTTACTAAAGTCTTCTTGTTAGGTGCTGTTTCAATGTAATACTTAGAACCTTCTCTAATAATTCCATATACATTTCCATCTGCACCAAGTTTCTGATACTCAATAGAAGAGTATGTATTATTCTTAGATTCTGTCTGAAGACCATAATTCATCAAACCTTTCATTCGAGAAAGCTGGTCATTGACATTTACCTTTTTATTCATAATTGATATAATAATTGATTGATTATTTTATTATAAATATCTTTATCAAATAAAAAATAATTGATAATAAAGATATTATCTAATATCATCGGCTGTACCACCTTTGTTATCTCTACCTCTGGTATCAAACTGTGCTTGGAATAAACGTCGTGTAAACTTATCTAACGCTCTTATGTAAACGGTTGAACCCTCTTCCATTGTATAAGGGTCAAACTCAAGACATATAGCATAATTATAACCTATTAGATTAGATAATTGAGGAATATTATAAACTTTATAAGTCTTACCATTTTCCTTACTTGTCATAAGGATGCCGTTATTTAAAATAAAATTCTTAAGGGTGTCACGTTCATGTCTCCAACGTTCTGCAAATGGATTATGGTCGGCATTTCCGTCAGCAACCACCTCTTCATTCAAAGAGTTAACATCATCATATAAGGAAGCAATTAAATCCCATAATTTATCCAGATAACCAGCTCTACGTAAAACTTTATATACGATATTACCAACGCCCATTTCACCGTCTTCAAGACCTTTCTTTCTTGTTTCCTGAATTGTTGATAACAAATCTTCCGCTTCTTCTGAAATCTTCTCTAAGACATGTTTATCATCGGTAGATTTTGCACCGTCTATTAAATCATCTATCTGAGTCATAAAATCAGCTGCTATAGACTTGATTTCATATTTTTCCAAACCAATTTCTTCTATATCATCTGGATTTGGTTTCTTTAACCATGCATTGCCTTCCAAATCATATATACCACCTGATTCAGTTTCAGCATCAATATCTTCAACATAAAGTTCTACCTTATAGCCGTAAATCTCGAGAGAATCATGTTCGTTATTCCATGCGTTTTTCTTAGCTTTAAAATATTCTTCAACAAACTCTACACGTTTATCAACTTTCTTAAAGTCTACTACAATATGTAAATCAATATCAGAATATTCAGACCAATTAAAATTACATATGGAACCAGTTAAAATATAGCCTTCAGGTTTTACCCATGTAACATCCATGGTGTCCCAAAAATCATCAGCTATATCTAATAGACGTAAACGTACTTTAGAATCAAGTTTGTCATTCTTCCAAATCTCTGGAACAAGTGTCTTTTCCTTTTTAAAAGAACTTAAACTAATTTCCTCTGCATCAACCTCTGGAATAACATTTTCCACCAAACTATCTTGCACAACATGACCATACTCAAGACCAGTACCAGTATTTAACTTATACTTATCTTGAGTAGCTAAATCATTATTATTTTTTTTTAATAATGATAATTTATTATTTGGAATGAAAACTTTTTTACTCATAAATTATAAACCTGGGTCTGTTGGAGCTACAGTTATACGTGGTTCATCTCCTTTAAATTCAACTTTATGTTTCTCTACCTTAGGTACAAGCAAGTCACTTGGTACAGCATCCTCCTGACCCAACATCAATCCGTCCTTGTCTGGACCGACCTTAATATTCTTGTCAGGTTCAAACTCTATGCGAGTTTGCATTGCCATAGTTTCAAATCTTTCTGGTTCGTTAAAACCATATCCTTCATACTCTCTTTCCAACATATTTAATATATTTTACTTATAAACCTTTATATATGGTCTACTGGTGCTACAATGAAATCTGTTTCTTTTTCTCCCTCTCCCTTAAATTCGACTTTATGTCTTTTTAGATTAGGTACAAGTAAATCAATAGGCACAGTATCCTCTTGACCTAACGTTAATCTATCTTCATCTATATCGACTTGAATATTCTTGTCAGGTTCAAACTCTATGCGAGTTTGCATTGCCATAGTTTCAAATCTTTCTGGTTCATTAAAACTATAAGCACCAAAATATTGTTCTAACATTTTATAATGCTTTTTAAATAAATAGGTTATCAAAGAAAAAAAGCACCGCTATTTAGCAATGCTTTTATTATTAAATGTTACAACTTCATCGGTTATATAGTTCACGTAAAAATGAGATATACCTTCTAAATCTTTTATATAAGCCTTAAAAGCTATATCCTTCCTTCCCCATTTAGCTCTTTGATAAGGAATATAACATTCTTTAGGTGTATCGAAAACCAATTCTTTTCCGCTATTAATATACTCATTATATTTAGTTTCAGCAAAATATGCTAATTGTTCTCGTTTTACAAAAAGAAGTTTACTATCTGTTTTAAAAACGATATAGTCTTCTTCTCCGTAAATCCACCCTGGCTTTCCGCTAACATTCTGTATCTCTAACCAAGTTATACTATAATCTTTATCAGAGTCAGTTCTTTTATTCTTACGTGAATCCTTAACATCTACTCCATATCTTTTCCCATTAGGTGCATCCCACCAAAAATCAACATGCTTCTTTGTATCTTCTGTTATTGTTGATTGATAGCATTTACCACCTAATAATGTTTCAATCTTCTCACGTGTAAATAAGTCAGCTTTCATGCCCTCATCGAAACAGCGTTTAGTTTCTTTCTTTACAACATAAGATACACTCATCCGACACTTAAAGGAAACTTAATTGAAGCATCTGGATGATAATTATAAATTAAGAAACTATCATATTTAAAATCATCCATACTTCTTATTTCGCCTTGTATTCTGAGCTGTGGTAGAGTATTACTACCAGTACGTTTTAATTGCTCCTGTACGCCATTTAATTGGTTCTCATAGATATGACAATCACCGCCAATATAAACCAACTCATCTACGGTCATATTACAAACATGCGCAAACATGTGCGTTAACAAAGCTGCTGAACAAATATTATAAGGACAACCCAAAGGTAAATCATTACTTCTAATATTCAACATGCAACTTAATTTATACTTTGGAATATCAATATAATTTAGAAATGTTTCCGTAACATCACATTGTTCACCTTCATTTAAACTTTCTTTATACAAATCTATACGTTCACCCAATGTAAGTTCTTTTGTATAGAATTGATACATTATATGACAAGGATATAACGCAGCTTCATCTACAGTATCTGGGTCATAACAAGTTAAAATAATACGTCTTGATGTAGGGTCGTTCCTTAACAAATTAACGACTTCCTTTATTTGGTCCTTACCAGAAGAGCCAAAATGTCTCCAGTTCTTTCCATACATAGCACCAAGGTCTCCGTATTTGTATTCACTCTCTTGCTTTTCTCCGTCAACGCAATGCACTACTCGTACCTTTTCTCCTGATTTTACTTTCTCCAAAAATTCTTCTTTAGAAATTCCAGATAAAATATGATAACCCATTTTAATCATACGTTCATCCATACATTTATCGTTTCTAACGGCAATATCATTATAATAACGAAAAGCATCATCATTCCAGATATTCACACCGTTATCTACAAGATATTTTATATTTGTAGAACCTGAAATAAACCAAAGTAATTCATGAATTATACCTTTTGTACTTACTTTCTTAGTAGTTAATAATGGTAAGCCTTCTTTTAAATCGAAACGCATCATACGTCCAAAGACAGACTTTACAATTCCACTACGTGTCTTACGTTCGCTACCATTTTCTAAAACATCTCGAAGTAAAACAAGATATTGTTTATCAACATTATTCATTATCTTTCTTTTTAAAATAATTTTATATCTTCTACCTCCCAAGGATACATCTTAGGTAGATTAATTTTGTGATAAGATTTATACTCTTTATTAACATCATCATATTCTGCCACATAAGAAATGTTGTCAAGAGAAATCCACTTACCAAGACCATTTCCTAAATCAATCCATAGTGGTGTATCTTCACTAATCTCAATTGTTTTGTGATTCATTTTTAATATACCTTTCTAACCACGTTTTAAATTTATTCAATATTTCCAACGTATCTTTGTCAATTAAAACACCAACAGAATCTGGATTAAACTTCTCAAATTTTTCGTTACATTCATTAACAATATAAGATAAATTCGATAAGTCTGTGGCGTTAAATAATTGGTATGAAATAGTCGATTCGTCTTGAGGCATGTACTTCAAGCCTCCATCTTTTATATCTGTAATATCATTACCATTTACAACAACTTTTGTTGCTACCACTTCTTGATTACTGTTAAGCAAGTTATAAACATATTCGTTCATCATTGGAAAATTCCCAATGAATTGTCCTTTACTTAAACTATGTTTAAAGCAATGTTCCAAAGTACGTTCTTCAATTAAATCAATCCACTCCATCCACTTATTATCTATTTCTTGAATCTGTTTTGCTGGCTTATGTGCAAGAACAAAATTTTCTACAAATTCATTTCTACGAGAACGCTCTGGATAAAATAGATTAAAATCAACACCACGTGCGTTTAATTCTTCACATATTGCAGGATGAGAAGAAATCAAAACAATATCAGTTTTATCTACAATTGATAAAACATAATCTACATAATTGTCTGGAAACCCATCTGAATCATAATCAGAAACTTTAACGTTTTCAACTGTTATTCCATCACGACAATTCGTTTTCAAATATTGTCTTCCACAACCAGGAAAACCACCAACAATAATTCCCATATATTACAACTTTTTAATTTTAACTCCTACTGACAATAAAATATCATTAATCATATCATACGTATCCGCATCTAAAGCTTTGTCCAACGCATATAAAACTATACCTGCATGGTCTTTAATTGTGAATTTATCATTATTATTCATAAACATACCATTATTTGAACGGTAGGTATATTCTTCGTTAATAATGTCTACGTTAACATCTTCTAATCTTGTACATGTATATTTTTTAATATACGAATTAAGTGCCTTGCCTTGTGAATCACCATCTCTAAAAAACAAATAATCTCTTACATCAACATCGTTATATTGATATTGCCGACCGTTTGAGAATACGACCTTTAAAGTCTTAGGTTTATTATCATTATCAATACACTCAGAATATAATATATTAGAACTCTTATACCATGTTCTATCTATATTATCACTATAAACATTAAGTAATTTACTCATATTATCTATGTTTTAAAAATTAAACTTAATGCAAAGATACAATATTTTTAGATAATAACAAAATGGAATAAAAAAAAGCTAACAAAAATGTTAGCTTTAAACTTGATTGTTTTTACCTTACTTAAATTTCTTGTACTGACGTTTCATACCACGACCCAAAGTATCGGCAGCGTCACGATAGTATTCACTATCATTCTCTCTATCACGGTAATACTGGTAATCCTCTTGGTCTTCCATACCCTGCTTGAAAGCATGTCGTCTAAACAACTTATCAGCTACTTTCTTATCATCAGCATCTGGGTCTTCTGGACGGTGGTTTTTAGCTGCCATAAAAGTATCCTTATCCTTATTTGCTTTAGCACGACCAGCTACACGACCAAGCATGTATTGACCCTTTTGTGTATCACCAATCTCAGTCAATGCTCTGCGTACAGAATTTTCTACAAGTCTATGAAGGTCACTTTCTGTAAGTCTTACAATTTTTTTCATTTTTTATATAACGTTATTTTTAATCATTATTTAATATAAATATCCAAATAATTCAAATGTTATCTTTTTCTAAATAAACAGCAGACTTGACAAGCGTATTAAATATATTATTTTTTATAAAAGACAATTTTTATTAATGGACGAAACAAGTTTAATGTATAGCAAAGAATTAGATGAAGTAGTATTATATATGGAAACATCTATTCTTAACGAAATACCCTCTAAAGAATTAACTCCAGAACACTTAGTTCTTGCAATGTTAGATACAAAAAACTGTCATGCACACATGATTCTTGAAAGTTATTTAATGAATAATAACATAATAAGTCTAAGAGAATTATTCGCTAATGCATTAACAGCATCTAATAATGAGATAAGTGGACTGACAAATGATATAATTGAAATTCCTTTCAGTAAAGATATGAACAAGTTGATGGAAGATGCCGAAAATGAAAAAGAAATAACAAAAAGCAATATTTTAGGCACTGAACATTTTCTATTAGCTTTATTAAATCCAGAACTCAATTTAAATAGTGGAAAAATTCTTAAAAGCGCTGGCATTGATTATAACAACATTTTAAGTAAATGTCAAAGTGATACCAAAAATAGACATACTAAAAAACAGAAGAATAAAAATAATAACATGAATATTCCATCCAAAAGTGAAGTGAATATTAAGTCAGTTTCACCAAAAGATAATTTTATAAAACAATATACCATAAACCTAAATAAAATAGTAAAAGATGGTAAAGTTGATAAAACAATTGGAAGAGAAAAAGAACTGAAGATTATAATGCAAGTGCTTTCAAGACGTAGGAAGAATAATGTAGTACTTGTAGGTAAGGGAGGCGTTGGAAAAACTTCAATTGTTTATGGACTTGCTAAATTAATAAACGAACATAAAGTACCAAGTGTATTAGACGGAAAAGAATTACTTTTACTCAATATTATGAGTATGGTATCAGGAACCAGTTTAAGGGGTATGTTTGAAGAACGAGTTAAAGGACTATTTGATGAATTAGAAAATAATGACAAATATATCCTCGTTATTGATGATATGCAGATGGTACTTAAGAGTGGTAATAAAGATAGAGATACAGATATTTCTGATAAAATTGGTAAAATTTTAGAGGATGGTAATGTTAGAGTTATAGGAACATTGCCCTTCAAAGAATATCGTAACTGTATAGAAAATAATACACAACTCTCTCGTAAATTACAAAAAATTGTTATCGAACCAAACAGCGCATCTGAAACAATACAAATTATAAAAGAAAATAAAAAGTTTTACGAAGAATATCATAATACGGTTTACAGTGATGAAATCATCAAAAAAGCAGTTGAACTTTCCGAAAAATACATAAACGATAGATGTTTACCAGATTCAGCAATAGATGTTATCGACCTTGCAGGTGCAGGTTTATGTTTAACGAAAACAGAACCAGAAATGATTACTTCTACAAGAAGTCGTTTAAATGAAATTTCAAACGAAAAAAAGAAGTACATGAATAATGGTGAGTGGGAACTTGTTGAAGACTTAAACAAAGAAGAAAAATCACTTAATCGTAAATTAACCGATTATAGGAGAGAACAGAGGAAAGATAATAAAAATATAATACCTATTACTGAAAATGATATCGCAAAGGTAATATCAGATATAACTGGAGTACCCGTAACCAAATTATCAAGTAATGAGAAAACTAAAATCGCTCATATTGATGATATATTAAAGGAAAGTGTTATCGGACAAGATGAAGCCGTAGAAGCAATCTGTAAGGTTATTAAAAGAAATAAAGTAGGTCTTGGTGATAAAACAAAGACAATGTCAAATATTCTTATGATGGGCCCTTCAGGTTGTGGTAAGACGTTGATAGCCAAGAAGTTAGCAGAAGAAGTATTTGGTGATGAAAAATCATTAATACGTATTGATATGTCTGAATATTCTGAAAAAAACTCCGTATCAAAACTTACAGGTGCATCTCCTGGTTATGTGGGATATGAAAATGGTGGACAACTAACTGAGGCAATTAAAAACAAGCAACACTGTGTCTTACTTTTAGATGAAATTGAAAAAGCTGACCAAGAAGTATATAACTTGTTTTTACAATTGTTCGACGATGGTAGACTAACAGACTCTTCTGGACAACTTGTTAATTTTAAGAACGTTATTGTTTTAATGACATCAAATATTGGTGCTAAACAAGCATCTGAGTTCGGAAAAAGTATTGGTTTTTCTACAAATGTTGGTAATAATAAAAAAGCCATCATTGAAAAAGAAATGAAAAGTAAATTTACGCCAGAATTTCTTAATAGAATTGACCAAATTGTTTACTTTAATAGTTTAACGGATGATAATCTAAAAGGTATTACAGAATTAGAAATAAAGAAATTCTCTAAAAGAGTTAAGCAGGCTGGTTATAATATAACATATACACCAAGTGTTGTTGATTTCATTTATCAAAAAGCAGTAAAACAGAAAGAGTATGGCGCTCGCCCAATCATACGATTTGTACAAAACGAACTTGAAGATAAGTTGACGGATGTAATCTTACTTGGAGAATATGAAAACGGTCATACATTTAATTTTGATTACAAAGATGAACTAACAATTTCATAAAACAAAACGAACGGGGTTTATCGCCCCGTTCATAAAAATCTTAATACTCACATCCAACAAGTGCCACGACTAAAAAGAAGAATATAATCAGGCATGTCTGGATAAAGAAATAAGTTTTACAATACTTTTTGAAAAAAGCTGCTACTTTTGAAAATAATTTCTTCATGATATTTAAGTTTTAATATAAATATTGTAGTTCAGACAAATATGCTAAATTACCCACCAATATTATTGATTAAATTTATGTTAAAACTTTTAATTGATTTGTTGGTTAAATATATTTTTCTTAACTTTGCAACCGTGTTAAAAAATAACAGAAAACGGTTTCGTAAACTATTTATCTTTATATGTGTGGCACAAAAATGAAGTTAAAACATTATAATAAACAACTTAACGAAGAATTTAGAAAAGAAGTATTAAGGGAGAGTTACTCTGATAAAGTGGCAGTAATTCAAAACTTCTTAGATAAAAATTTTATTCGTGCAAAATATACAGGAGAAGATGATAATGGTGTACTGATTAATATACCAATAGTCATACAAATGGACGAAAATGGACAACCATCCAAAAAGTCATTAACTGACCAACAATTATTCTATCTCCTACAAAATAAATTTAAAACAATACTACCAAAAGAACATGGTAGAGATAAATTTATTATACAAGTATTAAAAGATTGGTACAGTCAGAAGATTACCAAACATGGTACTCTAACTAAATACGACTTTTAATTAATAAGAGGTAAAAATGGCACATAACGTCGTCTCACACAGTGCCCAAATGTAATATGATTTATATCATTTTACACCTCACTAAAAAATAAAAATGATGAGAAATTACAAAAAACTATTTCTAATGGTTCTTTTTGCGATTCTGTCCACAACTACAGTAAACGCACAAACTTGTTCACATGGATTTGATTGGACACGTCTGATTGCTGCAATGATTCACATTGAAAGCAAAGGTCAAAACAATGCAAGAAATGGAAAATCATTAGGAGTACTTCAAATTACACCTTCAGCTGTAGCTGAGTGTAACAACATTCTGAAAAAGAAGAAAATTAAGAAACGTTACACTCTTGAAGATAGAAGAGACCCTCAGAAGTCTAAGGAAATCTTTATTCACCTTCAAGAACATTTTAACCCAGAACATAGCTTTGAAAAAGCTACAAAATGCTGGAATCATGGTTTTTATGTAAAGAATATCAAAAGTTTACCTAATACATACTACCATAAAGTTATGAAACAAATGTCAAAAATGTAAATAACAGAAAACACAGTAGAATAACTACTGTGTTTTTTTATTTAATAACCTACTATTTTATCTCCAAACTTTTCTTTCCATCCTGGAATATTTAAATTCTTATATGTTTCAACAGCTGACATAGGAACTTCTATTCTGTCAATTTCGTCAAAAATGTGATTAGTAAACTCTGGAGGTGTGATACTTTGAAAACGTACAGAACCATTTTCTATAACATCGCCATTACTTAAATACATATAAAAGGAATCTTCTATTTTTTTAACAGTAGAAGGAATAATAAATGTTTTAATACTTACACTCGTAAAAGATGATTGGCCTATACTTAAAATGCCTTCATGTAGATTAACTTCTTTTAAAGACATACAAGAATTAAATAATAATGCTGGTATTTTTTTGATTTTTTTAGGTAGTATAATTTTTTTAAGCAACAAATTACCATAAAAACAACCTTCTCCTATTTCTTCTATTGTATCAGGTAAAATTAATTCTTCAACTCCAGTTTTTGAAAACATAAAAGAACCTAATCGTTTCCCAGTAAATTTAGAAAAATCTATCTGTTTAATACGTGCTAACTTTTGCGAATCATCCCCGTCAGATATTACAAATCCATCTTTTAATTCACCATTCATGTCCAAATTATTCCATCCAGGATGTAGAACAACGAATTTAGGTGCATCATAATTTATTTTTTCATATTCTCCTTTCAAAATAGTTATATTCTCAGCTCCATCAACAAACAATCTAATTATATTCTCAGCGACACGGTTATATCTTACTACCCCCCCCCCTTGAGAGTCAGTGCCTACAAATGGTTCCAAATAATCTGAACCATCCACATAGGCTTTAAGTTCACTTGCGTTTCCAAATAATTTTAAATGTTTCATATAATACTTTTTGATTATAAATATTTCTAATATCCTACAATTTTATCTCCCCAAGCCTCTTTCCAACCGTTAACATTGATATTTTTATATTTTTCAACCGATGCCATAGGAACTTCTATTCTGTTAACATTAGAGAAGACAAATTTAGTATTGATGATAGGTGGCTCTAACGTTTGAAAACGGACAGTACCCCTATAGTTATAAACATTTTCTTTATAAGGTCCATAACAGTTATAACCTAATTTATTAATAGAATTAGGAAGAATAATCTTGGAGCAAATGACAGAACTAAAAGCTCTAATATCTAATTCTTCAATACCTTCTGGTAAATTAATTTCTGCCAAACTATAACATTCCGAGAATGACATCTGTCCTATTTTCTTAATATTTGTACCGAAGTGAACACTATTAAGTTTACGACATGAACCAAACGTACCTACTCCAATTTCTTCTATAGTGTCAGGTAAAATAATTGTCTTAATTCCTGTGTTATAAAACATGTAATGAAATAAATTAGTGCCTTGATATCTACTTAAATCAACCTGAGTTAAATCGTTAAGGTCCTCACCATTTACATTACCAAAACCATACTTAAAAGCATTAGTCATGTCTAAATTATTCCAACCTTCTTTTAATACAAATTCTTCCATATTTGACATCTGGTCATCAAGATACTTAGCCAATGTAACACCACCTCGTTGTGTAAATATTCTAATGACATTTTTGGTGACACGGTTGTATTTTACCACACTTTTTTGAGTATCAGTACCTACGAATGGTTCCAAGTAATCAGGTCCATCCATATAGGTCTGAAGGTCAGCTGAGGTATCAAATATTTTTAAATGCTTCATACAATGTCTTTTAAATATAAATATCTAACATAATTTATAGTATAATTTCTTTGAAATATGATATATTATTTGTATCTTTGCAAAAATAATAATATATAAGGTTATGGAAGAAGAGAAAATTATAGGTTATATGGGATTACCTAAAAATAAAGTGTCAGACTTAAACTTGGAAGTTAATAAAGAATATGATAGTTCATATATTGAATTATATAGATATGGTTTGAGTATTTTTCGTTGTTTATTTGATTTAGTATCAGTTAGCGACATTCGGATTCATAAGTTTTATAATGTAGAATGTAGTGAGATTGATAAAGTACATAGCGACCCATTACATATAACTTGTAAACACATTAAAATTATAAAAGAAATTACTATTGAAGATATCGCAGAAAATATTGATGATTATCGAAATAAATTTGTTGAAAACTTGGTAATAACATGTAATAAAACATGTCACGGACGTATAACAAATTCCGAAGATAGATGCGTAATGACTATGCATGGTTATTTAGGTACTGTAAATAATAGTGGATTATTTGGAATAATTTACCTTGACGCATTCAGATGCGATTGTAATCTTACCAGTAATAATAATATAGTCGTTTCTATTGGTAAATCAAACAAGATTAACTCAAGTAATACCAGTAATACATTTATTTTACGTGAAGAAGATAATATTTTATCCGTAACTGGCGGTTTTAACAATATCATTTCAACTGGTAAAAATAATTATATATCATGTATTAGTGAAACAAATAGAATAATATGTAACGGAGAAAATAATATTGTTTATCTGCATGGAAAATATAACAGTTTTAAAGCTACAATAGGTACTACAATTATATATTCAGAACGTAATAGTGAAAATGAGAATGAAGCTACAACAGTTAAAACAATATATGTTGATGAAACCAATATTAAACCAGATACATGGTATAATATCGGAAACGGAGAAATAAAAGAATGTGATAAATAAATAAAATATAAACTGATTGACATATTTAAAAACTTATCAGTCAAGTTTTTTCTTTCTTGAATATATGAATAAAGATTTATTAAACGAACAATTACAAAAGATTGTTGTAAAACAACAGTGCAAACACTTAATAGATAAATTTGAAACTGAATTAGAACGTAAGAAATTATTCAAAAAGTCATAATATAAAAATAAAAGATATGGATAAAAAATTATTAACAGCAAATGAGCTAAAAGAAAAAGTAGTTAACGAAGTAGCAATTCTGAAAAGTGAGATTTATGATTATTGTGAACGTATAATTTCATTATTAGAAGAAGAGGTTAAATTAGAAAAAAGTTGTGTTAAAATCAAATATAATCAAGATAAAGTAAATTTTGTTAAACTAACATATATTATTCGTAAACTCAGAGAATTAGGTTATACCGTAGATTACTCTCAAGATAGTAAAAGAACAAGTGTAGATGAAGATACATATTTTTATGTTTTAACTGTAAGAGTATAAAAAATGGAAACATTCGAAAATATTAGAAACGAAAATAGATTATTATTTGAATACGTTAGAGGAAGTCATCTTTACGGATTGAATAATGAAGATTCGGATTTAGATACTGGTGGATTGTTTATCTGCAATCCTTCAGACTTAACAGGATTGGGTTTAAATTATTCTCCACAGGTTGCAGATAGTAGAAATGATACAACATGGTATGAATTAGGTAAGTATTTTCAAATGCTTATTAAATCAAACGCAACAGTTCTTGAAACACTGTTTATACCAGAGGATAAAATGATTTTAAAACCGTCCCCTGTTCTTAATGAATTGTTCGCCAATAAAGATAAATTCATTACCAAGCAGTGTTTTAAACCTTTCGTTGCTTATTCTTTAGAACAAATTAGAAAAGCACGTGGTCTTAATAAGAAGATTGTTAATCCTGTTACCAAGCGTTTAAAGCCAATGGATTTCTGTTATACATTTAAAGACCAAGGTAGTACTAAAATGGAATATTGGTTGGAATATAGAGGTATGAAACAGGAATATTGCGGTCTTGTTAAAATACCTAATATGGAGGGTATATATGGCGTATATTATGATTGGGGTCAACACTTCCAAAAAGAAGGAATTAAAAGCGAAGATTTTGAGGGCTGCTATATACGTAGACTTAATACAAAAGAGATTATTACACGTTTAAAGGACGCACAAGCTAATAATAATCAAGCAGGTGTAGAAATAGAAACGAGACTTCTTAAACGCTCTTATATGGAAAATATGGCTGGGTTTATCATGAAATATATCAATGCTACGGTTTGGGAGGACTTCTGGTATTGGTTTTATGATAACCAAACCCCTAAAGGATATAATGGTATCGTGAGAGAAAATTCAAACGAGATGGTCCTATCACCAGTAGCTAAAGGAGAGAAGCCAATATGTTACATGTCTTTTAATTCTAACGGCTATTCAGCGCACTGTGCAGATTATAAACATTATAAGGATTGGGAAGAGAAACGTAACGAAAAAAGATATCAATCCAATCTTACTAAGAATTATGACTCTAAAAATATGATGCATAGTTTCCGTTTAATTCAAATGGGACTTGAAATTGCAAGTGGAGAGGGAGTAAATCTTGATAGAAAGAAGATGGGTGATAGAGAATTGCTTATGAACATTAGAAATCATAAATATGAGTATGATGAACTTATGGATATGATTGATAAAAAGAAAGAAGAAATGGATGAAGCAATGAAGTACTCTACACTTCCAGAAAGTATAGATATACAAATGGTTGAAGATATTCTGCAAAATATCAGAAAGAAACAACTAATTCTGTAGTTGTAATTTAATATTTTAGAATTATTAACTATTAATTCTTCAGGATTACTAATTTAATCAGTATCTTTGCATTGTAATTTTAATAAATAAGAAAATATGAAATACGAAAGATTTAGAGAAGTAATTAATGTCATTGTTAAGGAAATGAATGAAGATGCAATGACAAAGTTTGAAAATAGTGCTGCAGAGCTAAATATGACAGATAAGGAATATGCTAAGCATATCGGTTTGTCTGATGATGAATTTAAGGCACTTGTCAGTGGGAATTGCTCCATTTCCACATTTGCGACTGTTATGTCAAATGCTGGATATGTTTTGGATGTCAAGACATTTAGCGAGGCTGGATTCCCAGAAGATGAATACTATGTGATTGACAAGCCAACGACTAATGATGTAACAGAGTAATAAACTAAAAGAAGTTGGGCTGATTGCTCAGCTTCTTATTTTATATAATATGAGACGAAAAAAGAAAGAAGAAATTAAAGTATATAAGCCAAGCAAATATCAATTAGCAATATATGACTTTGTAGAACATGGTCTCGGTAATGCAGTTATATCAGCATCTGCAGGGTCTGGTAAAACATATACTATTATTAAATCTTTAGACTATATACCAGAAGATAAAAAAGTCCTTATTGTCGCTTTCAATCGAGATATACGTCAAGAAATTAAAAAGAAAGTAGCACTTGCAGGACATAAAAACGTTCAAGTTGAAACATTTCATAGCTTAGGATATAAGATATTAAATGCTAATTTTAATAGACGCTTTATGAATACTGAACCAAATGAATATAAGTATTCATCGTATATTAATAACAACATATCCAAACTTGCAACAATAAACACATTCCGTCTCGGAAAACAATTTTCTCAATACCTATCTAACATTCAAAGTCTTGTAAACTTTGGTAGGTGCTACCTTTCAGAAACTGTGGAAGATTTAGAGAAAGTTTGTAGTAGATATGGAATTGTGTGTGTAGGTGATGAGAAAGAAGTAGCCGTTAAGGTATTAGAATGGGGTAAAACTTACTTGGATGAAATTGATTATGGTGATATGGTTTGGTTGCCTAATATTCTTCATCTTGATAGTAAGTTTTATAAGTATGATTGGATAATTGTAGATGAATGTCAAGACCTAAATATGGTCGAAAAAGATATGTTGTTTACTTGTCGAAGAATGGGAACACGAATGATGTTCTTTGGTGACAAAGCGCAAGCTATTTATTCTTTCTCTGGTGCAGATTCTGAAGCGTTCGACAAACTAAAAGAGTTGGAAGATACTATTCAGTTACCCCTTTCTATTAGTTATCGCTGTCCTAAGAATATTGTTGAGTATGTACACTATCTTGTACCAACCATGGAGTATGATAAAAAGAACAAGGTTAAAGGTGAAATCATACAAAATGCAAATCTATCAGATGTTAAAGACGGTGATATGATTTTGTGCCGTAACAATGCCCCACTTGCACAAGTTTATATCGAACTATTAAAGAATGGTATAAAGGCTAAAATCCTTGGTAAAGATTATTCTAATAACTTATCAAAGACGATAAGAAATACAAAAGAACAAATTTTAAATGTAAATCTTGATAAGCAAGGTGTTTTCTCGAAATTATATGATATATTCTATGACTTTCTTGAAACAACAATGCGCAAGCAGAATATTTCAAAAGAAGAAGCTCTAACAAGCGCATCTATTGTTGCTAAACTTGATGAAATTAAAGTATTAGAGATTCTATCAGATGGTCTAACAACTGCTAAGGAATTACAAGACCGTATAAAGGACATTTTCACTAATAACAAGGATAGTGGTATTATACTATCAACAATTCACAAATCTAAAGGTCTTGAATCGCCAAATGTATACATAGCTTGCAAATCTCTCATGCCGTCTAAGACAGCAAAACAGCCATGGGAGATAGAACAAGAGAACAATCTTATTTACGTTGCTTATACACGTACTAAGAATATTTTGGGTTTCCTTGATGAAAGTGAATTTAAACAGTTTGATGCATATAATCCAGAAACAATACGCTCGCTTAAGTTAAAACAAATTGTTATTGATAAGTTGTATAATAAGAACAGAAAAGAAGTAACAACAATAGACCAAGCACGGCATATTATAGAAACTGCGACAACAATTAACGAAACATCAAGTACTAAAGATGAAATAATCAGAGAAACAACCAATAAGCCTAAAAATGCTATTGAAGCATTTGGAAACTTAATGAAAAATAAAAAAACAAGAATAATAAGGAGAATTAAAAAATGAATAAAGTAAAGAAAATCATCAAACTTTCAGCAGTATGGTGTGCACCATGTAAGGCTTATGCAAGCGTTTTTGAAGAAGTTTCTAAGAAAGATGAAAACAAAGATATCAAGTTTGAATCTTATGATGTAGAGAACGATGACGAAGGTAATGAGTTAGCTGAGAAATATCATGTAAGAAATATTCCTACTTCACTATTCTTTGATGAAAATGACGAACTCATTTATAAGTTAAGTGGTAGCGTTAATAGTAATATTTTACAAGATTTAATCAATAAACGTAAATAATATGATTATAGGTCTAAGCGGAAGAATGAGGTCTGGTAAGTCTGAACTTACCAAACTTCTCATTAAAAAAGGTTATAAAAGCATTTATTTTGCGCAACCTCTTAAGAAGATGTGTATGGAATGGTTAAATGTTCCAAATATAAATGTCTTTAATGAAATGAAATGCACTAACGAGAAACTGAATATTCTCTTTGATAAAGATGCGTGTGATTACTTTGCTAAACGTATCGAAGTTCCAAGCGAAGTTATCTGGAATATCGTACAGAAAGAAAATATAAATGGTGTAATGATTGAAAATGTACGCCATTTGCTTCAGTTCTTAGGTACAAATATCATACGAAATATAAACCCAGATTGGCACATGGAGAAAATTAGAGAATATATCCAATTACATCCTGCTGATTACGTTATAGAAGATGTGCGGTTTCCAAATGAAAAAAGAATGATTGAAGAAATGGGTGGTGATACTTGGTATATCATTAGACCAGATATTTCCAATGTATCAAATCATCTTTCAGAAATCTCACTTAATTGGCAACTGTTCGGAAATAACGTACTGTTCAATGACGGTACGCTTGAAGAACTGTTGGAGAAGTGGGGTAATTTTATTGACGATTATCATCACAATAAGGAACTAAGAGATGAAACAATCGAACTATTAAAGAAAGAAAAAACATCAGACGCATTTAATCTATGTGATAAGTTGATGATTTCACCAGATTTCTTTGATTATAGACCTTTCGGTTATGACCCAGATGTTAAGAATGAAGCAACAATAGAACCAGTTATTGAAGATGGAAAATATAAAGTTGCAATTTTATGGAATGACGGTCGTAAACCAGATGTAATATCTAATCCTCTTAATATAGAAGATTTTAAAAATTTATTGTAAAAATGAAAACCTATGACATGAAATTTAATGATGGAGAAAAAATATATTTCACATCAGATACACATTTCAATCATGAAAATATAATCAAATTCTGCAATCGACCATATAAGTCGGTTGTGGAAATGAATAATGATATGATTGAAAAGTGGAATAATAAAGTTCCAAAAGATGCCTTAGTATTCCATCTCGGAGATTTTGCGTATGGTAAATTCGTTGAAACAAAAGAAATAAGAGATAAACTGAATGGTAAAATAATTCTTATCAAAGGTAATCACGATTGGAAAAATAATGCATCATCACCTACTCAAGAAAAGATATTATTTGAAAACGTTTATAATCAACTATTGATTAAAATTGATAAACGATATGTATATTTAAATCATTATCCATTCTTATGCTACGCTGGAACATATTCGGATGTTGAGAACCAATACTATCAATTATTCGGACATGTCCATTCGAGAAAGCAAATACAAACCATAGGAAAAGATGATGAACGTCTCAAATATCTTTTTCCAACACAATATGATGTCGGTGTAGACAATAATGACTTTACACCATTATCATGGTCAGATGTAGATAATATAATTTCTTATCAAGTAAACTCTTATTATAAAACATAGAAAATATGGTAGAAAAACAAACCTTATATCTCGTTGGTAACAAAGAGAAAAATAGTTCATTTTATTACGAAGTTGGAAAAGAATATGAAGGTAATTTTACAACAGGTGGGTATCATGTGTATGAAACAATATTAGATGCATTAAAAAATTGTTTTATATATCATAGTGATATATTCGAATGCATATGTTATAATGTTAAAAGATATAACTTAACAACTTCAACATGTAAAAGAATGAAAATTCTTCACAAACTGACAATGGAAGATGTTTTGACAGATATCAAAAGACATTACGAAATCATTTCAAATAAAAACACGGATAAACTATTTATTTCTCATAAAGATTCCTATGAATATACAAAATGTTATGACGAAGTAAAGGCAACTTTCTTACTACGTAGTCCATGTGGTAGATTTGATAATTGTAGTCATTTCAATGATGCGTTTTTAATTGAAGACGAAATAAAATGTAATTTGACTTCCCATCATAATACAGCTGTATCGTTAGGTGATTTCAACAAATTAAATTCAAATGGTGATTTTAATACAATTATTTCTTATGGTGATGAAAATAACATAAATGTTAATAGTAGTCATAACAATATTATATCATTAGGAACAGACACTATTATTATGTGCAATGGTGAAAATAATAGCGTTGTATGCAATAGCTGCCATAATACGGTTTTTATACATGGTAGACATAATCGTGTACAAGCGGAATGTGGAACTAAAATAGTTTTCTCGGATTATTGTAAAACTGATTCTAAAGATTATACTACCGTTTCCATTATTACTATTGATAGAAAAGAATTTCATCCAAATGTGTGGTATACAATGGAAAATGGAAAGATAACTGAATGTTGATACCAATAATACAAAAAGCGGTCGAAATTATCGACCGCTTTACTTTTTACTTTTCTTCATCTGTTTCTTCGTTAATATCTAAACTTCGTTTATTTCGTCGTCTATCAGCTAACACTTTAGTCAATCCAGAACCAGCCAAATAGCCACCAGTGCATAAAATGAAAAATCCTGCGTCCCATAGACTTGTCTTAATATAGCCATTTGCAGTTACATCATATACAAGCACAAAACAAATAGTTAAGTTCACAAGAGCACTTATTATTGCTGACAGCATTAAGACAAAACTCTTTGTACTATTTGATGACTTTGTGTCAAGTAGTGTTTTAAAATACTCAGTAGTTTTCATATTTTTTTGTGTTTTTCGCATATAGTATTATAGTTGTATAAGTTCCGTAAATTCCACAAGTATTCAACTCATGGGTAGTTTATAAATAAATATTATATCACACGTCTAATAACTACTAAAAATCAATTTGAACAAATATTTATTCTATAATAGATAGTGATAGTTAAAATGACTAATATAAAGAAAATTATAAATGAAGAATTAAACAACATTGTTCAAGAAAAAGATGGTGGACAAGTATATAATGGCATCATAAAAAGCCTTGACCATGTTGATATGGTTTTTGATTCAATTGAAGACGGTCTGAATATAGTCAGACAAGAAAATGGTTACACAAAACGAAAATTTTATAGACTTTCAAAAGATGCTCAACGCATACGAAAATCTATACAAAACCTAAGAGATATAATGAAAAAAACATATTACAATATATAAATTATGGAAAACATTAAATTATTCGCAACAACTGCTTTAAAAAACACATTCGAAAAATCATCAGATTATTTAGAACCATATGTTAGTCTCGATGATTCAACGAATAAAGTTAGTTATAATATAGAAAAGTCAATTATCAAAATAACTGTAGCTCAAGGACAAACAGCTACTATAACAAAATATGCCTCAGATACTGACCTTTCAGGTACTGGAAATAATATAGTTCTAAATGAAGGAGAAAATATCCTAAATATTGATGCTGATTATCCGTATGGTTTTAAATGTTCAAGTAATCAAGATAAAGTAGTTAGTGTTGATTTAACGCAGTTTAAAGGTACAGAAATATGGAATTATGCTTTTCAAAACTGTAATGCAATATCATCTATTACAATTCCTGATTTAGTAACAATTATAGGTAGTAGGTCTTTCGACGGATGTTCTTCTCTTTCAGTAGTCAATTTTAATAATAATACTACAAAAATATTTGCTGGCGCTTTTTCTGGGTGTGAAAAAATAAAAGAAATTGTTTTGTCAAAAAATATTAAAACAATTGATGCTGGAGCTTTTGAACACTGCACATCTCTCTCATTAATAACAAATTTTGATAATTTAACTCTGTTAGGTACTTCTGCCTTTGTTGGATGTGTATCTTTGAAAAAAATTGTTTTACCAGAATCTTTAGATAAGTTCGGAGGAAATGTCTTTACAGGTTGTAGTTCTCTTTCTTCAGTAACTATACCTTCTTCTATAACATTATATAAACCTAATAATTTTAAAAGGTGCACATCTTTAACATCAATTACATTTACTTCAAAAACACCTAATTCTAATTATTTATCAGAAATGATTAATAATCCTATTCAAAACATCTACGTCCCACAAGACGCAGTACAAGCATATAAGACAGCACAAGGTTGGGAAAGCTATGCATCTATGATTAAACCAATCGAACAATAATTAATAACTATATAAATTACAAATCGGTATTATTGCTAATATATGCAGTAATACCGATTTTTTATTAGTTGATAAGCATAAAATTAAACAGCGACAGCAGCCATCTCTGCACCCTCTATACCGCCAGCGAGTCCTTCAGCACCTCCTACCATTCCTTCTATTCCACCAGCAGCACCTTCTGAACTTCCACCTAAAACGTTTCCAGCCATGTTTGTAGGTGATTGGTTTGAATTATTTGAAATATTTCCACTATTATTATTCATTTTACCATCAACAGCATCCGAGCCATTGGAGTATCCATCTTTGAAATCTTTTATAGGGTTCCATGATTTTACCTCATCTGGAACCAGTGAAGAAACACTGCCATTTTCTTCAGTTTCTTCTTTTAAAAATCTATGTATCTCCTCATTAACTATCTTTCTAATGTTCATAAACTATTTTTCTTTATAAATAGTTTCATTTTCAAGATGTTCTATGAATTTATCAATTTCACTTCTTAACAACTTCATCTTTTCTACAAAGTCTTCAATACTATAGTCTTTGCACTTATGTAATCTAATAGAGCCGTGACATTCAGTAACTTCGAGAAACAAATTGCGATATGTGTTATCTTGTGAATCAAATTCTCCATCATAGCAAACAACAGAACCAGTAGAAGGAGAATCTTCTTTGTTTAGCCACTTTCGAGTGGAGTAAAATGTTTTATACATATTTTTCTAATTCTTTAACAAACTCAGCAGCATTTGGACCGATGTGCTCCCATTCCTTCAGGTCTTCCCAATTTCTTTTCAATTCTTCTTCGGAAGCATTGTTTAAAAACTCATTAAGTTCTTTAAGCAATGGAGAGATTATCTCTTTATTTTGGTTACGGATTTCATCCTCATCTGTAATAACATATGGACCTATTTCATTCAAATACTCCAATTCTTCCATCTCTTTATCTAACACATCTCTTGGTGTATTATCAAAATGTTCTTTAAGTTGTTTCAGTAACCTTTCCATAATTATTAATATATTTCTTTTATTTCTGAATTTCATTTTCAATCCAATAATCGAGAACTAAAGATATAGAATTTTCATCATTTTCTTGTTGGCTTATTATTGGTTCTGACATACTCACATCTTTAAACAGAAAGTGCCCTAATAAAATATTATTTTCTATATTTTCTCTCTCTTTCTTAACCATTTCATACCACTCATTATACATTTTTTCTACTTCCATATCTTATATTTTTTCAGCAAATGTACGCATAAAAAATTATATTACCAAATATTTTAAAAATTTTTATAGATTTTCTTTGGTAACTAAATAAATAAACTGTATCTTTGCAATATTAAAATATATTCACATGACAGCAAAAGAAGAACTTATCTTAAAAATACTTTCTTACGACAAAGAATTTAGTGAAAAAACGAAGAATAATAAACGATTTACTATATGCACCAATCCAGAGATAGCAAAACTGTTTAGAGAAAAATTAGAAGAATATAATAATTCACTAAAATAACAAATACTAATTAACATTATATTTATATTTATATTATATAAAAAATATTAATACAATGTTAAAAAAAATTATTAGATTAACCGAATCAGATATACATCGCATGGTAGAGAATGCCACATATAGAATTATAAAAGAAATGTCCGAAAGCGGTGTAGATGAGAATGGAAATAACTATTTCGCAGTCAATAAGAGAACTGGTCTAATTGTTTATGGCTGGGACTACAGAGATTACGAACCTTCTGAATTGAAAAGTTTCAAAAATGATTATTTCTTTCAAGATTTAAAAGACAACGATTTGAATCCAAAAGATTACAAAATTGTAACTGGTAAATATCTACAAAGAAATGGTATTGATATTAACGACCAAATGAATTGTTGGTCAAATAACGGAGAGTTGTCATGTGCCCAGGAAAGGGAACAACGAAATACGATTTAATTGCAATTTATTCATATGAAAAGTCACACTTCCTACTATAAAATAGGTTGTGTGACTTCTTTTTTCTATTTCTATTTTACTGACGTCAATTCTCTTACCTTCAAAGAACTCTCTTATATCACAGTATACTAAAACTCAAACAAAGTCAGAACCTTGTTCTTTATTAGATTCTTGCTTCAACCTATCATTACTTTTTAGGTCCA